GATTAGCGACTCTATCGTGGAGCTTGATGAGTTGCCTATTGACGTTATCGACACAACTACTTTGAATAATATAAGAGAGAGCATGATGGTTATCGCTAGGAATGGTCCGATTGAATCGTGTTCTGACATGTGAGCCGGTCCAATACTCGCTAATAATTCTCTCTCTTTGGTACGTTTGTCTAAGTATTTTTTTAGCATCTGTAGTAGATAGGCGCTTACTCTCTTTTTCCGATCCATAAAGCCAAGCAAAAATTCTTGTTTTAGCTTCGTCTCTAGTAATATTTTGTTTAAACACGTTATTTATGTTCCACTTGTGGATATCTTCTTGTGGTTGTTTTTGTCCTGACAACGCTAACATAGTTCTTAACTCTGCTGCGTTAAAATCAAGCTCTACAAACCAGTCGTTTGTAGGTTCTAACACACAACGATGCTGCTTGTCAAGTGTTAATATTGGAAATGTTCCTTTTCTAGTTGTCAAGCGCCCTGTTTTAGTTCCAAATAGTTTATAATCAATATAAGGTTCAGTACGCAGTATTTTTTTCATAAATTGTCTTGTTTTAAATTTATGTGCTGATGGGATCAACGCCTTGCGATTTATTGTTAGTTTTTGCGTTTTAATCTCTTCAATAACTTTTGTCATATCTAATAAAAAATCGTAGTTTTTAGGCTTTTCATAATTGTTTATAACGTGCTGTGTTATTTTATTTTTTACATCGCAATATTCAAGTAAAAAACGCTCTGGTACCAAGTCATAAAAACAGTTTTCATTTAAATCTATTTTAGCTGTCCTTAGAGATTTCAAAAATGCTTTTAGTTTGTCAGAAGTTAATTGTAGTTCGGCCTCGTAGTGTTCAGGACAAGCTTGCTCTAATGTTTTGCCACAATAAAGACTGGCATATTCAATATCCCGGTCTTTTAAAAATTGTGAATAATTCCATGTGTGACATGATAGGGTTTCCGGCAATTCATCAAATACCAGACGGCCTTGATCATACACTCCTACACACGAACCTTTGTTATCTAATGCTTGAAAAGGCACTAGTACCCCCCGCCACCGCCACCGCCGGAGCCACCGCCGGCGGAACCTCCAGATGTTCCTCCCGAGCTTGTATAGCCGCCCGAAGAGCCGCCAGAAGGCGCAGAGGCTCCGTTAGAGCCAGGAGAGGCTGTTGTCCTGGCGGCATCATCAATTGTGGCTACTTGCTGACTCAATGTGTCTACCATGTATGGTTTAAGTACCCTATTAATATAACGTACTACTTCGCCCTTGTCAACAACTTCCATCATTTGTTCTATATTTATTAAGTGTCTGTTTTTTTCTGGCTCATCAAATGGGCTCCCGCACTCTGTGTGTCTAATGCGAAAATACGCTTGATACCACATCGACAAAGGCAGTTTTTTTACCATTGTAGCCATTGTTTCTGTTTCCCTTTGTGAGATGGTCGATACTGTTATAACGTTTATATCTTCTATAGGGCAAAAAGTCGAAGAGGCTGCGGCTTTGTGTATTGAATCATGATATACTTTACATTTTATATCTCTCATAATCTTATTAGAGCTTGCAAAATTATTATAACCATTTAAAATTACATTTCTCAATTCTTGAATGTCGCCTGCCGATGCCAGACGATAATGAGTTTTAAACAGCATATCTATATTTGTACCATACATGGCCATATAATCTTCCATGACGGGCGATCCTAAGTCTGCAATCAATCTATATGGTGCATTCTTATCTATCGCAAATCCATATTCTCTGGCTAGATGTCTGTATTTGGTAAAGTTTTGATCACCATATATAAACTCGCTAAGATTTACCACATCGTCTCCGTACTCTACTTCAGCTACCTCTATGGCTAATCCAGTATTTTGTATTCCACCTCTAGAGCTTCCTAACCGACCAGACTTGGTAATTTTAAAATTTGTAAGTTCAATGTAGCCTATCATTTTTTCATAATAAACTTGAATATTAGTTATTTTATTTTTTTCTTGTAAGGATGTCCGTCTATTAACTAATATTTGATTATTATATCTATCAATAAAAATATCTAAAAAAGCGTTCTGTCCAATTGCTATGTCAACATATCCTTTAGCCGGTTCGAATTTGCCTCCAGGCAAAAGTTTTCCGTCCATACTTAAACTACCCGCCCTGGCCATCTTAGCAATTTTAGCAGACATGTCTTTAAATGCTTTTGCAACGAAATCTAAAACCATAACATGTTTATTGCCTTCAGATATTCGTTCTATAGATTGTACATCGGCCATTTTGTTGTTTCTGGGGTATACAAAGTCGTTATTTTGATCAACCCTGCCGTACATTGGCTTTTCATAATATAAATCAATTGCATCAGGCGTATTATAATAATCATCTATAGCCTTTCTAAATTGACTGCCGCGCGGTGCCAAGTTTTTTTGTTTATAATATGTTCTACCTTTATAAATCCTACTTAGTTTTTTTTCTTTATTCGTTGAATATACTCCGCTAGCAACGGATTTTCTTATTTCGTTATCACTTGGCATTTTTACCCTCCACTAGCAGCTTGCTGGTCAAGCTGTGCTCCGGTAACATCTGCCTGGGCGTCGGCCGGTTGAGTCCCGTTATATGCTGTCTCCAAGACACACTTAATTACAGTTTCAAATTTTCCATCTTCAATAACATGCTCAGTTCTAACCACTCGATAATAGCCAGACATTCCCAAATTGGCGCGCGCGGTGGCATCTATACCAGAACGCGGAAGTCTTGGATCAATATATACTCGCATACCGTTTTCAAACAACAAGTTTCCATACATTGTGACTTCTGCGTTATACAGATATGCAATTGGCGTTGGGCCTTGAGTAGAGTTTTGATCTAATTGAGCAGCCATGACACCTTCACCAAACATTGGCGCCTCAGATTTTGAGTAGCTAATATTTTTAACTATACCTTTATCGGCTGCGTGTTTTAGGTGGAAGATGCCCATTTGTCTATCTACTTCTTCATCTGGTTCTGCTTTTAATTGCTTGTTAGGATTGTTTTGAGCGTAAATACAATACCAGTTCTCAGAATGTCTTGGGTCACCAATCGTTGGCTCAAGCCAATCATAAAAGTTTTGCAGACTATATCGCTGACCATATAGCGTGAAATCTCGCGCGGCGTTTACGCTAACCATTTGTTGCATTACTTCTACGGTTCCGCCGGCGCCATGAGTTTGTGCCAAGTTGTTAGCAGGATTGCCAATATACTGGCCAAATGGATAGCCATCAAAGTTAACTAAACACTCTTGCAATATGTGTTCTATAAACACATGTGGTGGTAGTGTTCCTTGACGACCCCATGCAGTACCGATGGCGCTAACACACGCTCTGTTAAATTTGTAAAAATTAATTGGAATGTCAGCCATACTCACACCAATAAAGTCGCCATTACCAGGGTCAGTCGTGCTTTCTACATAACCAGTAACCATAGGCCCAACCAGTACTTTTATTTGTGGGAAAAAATGGTTATATACAACACCCAATAGATCACCCAAATAAAAATAATGGCATCGAACCAAACCCTCACCGTTAGTATCTGTTACAGATTCATATGTTGCGCCGGTGGATATGCCATCTTCATAAAATGTCCCTTGTAAAAGAGAGCTTCTAATAACACCACCATTAAGCGACTCGTTCATCTGGGCCATATACTCGTCAACAAGATCCGTGGCAGTACCCTCTTCAAGTGCATCTGCTGCTGCATCTAAATCCATAGCAGCATTACGTTCATATGCGTCTTCGTTGAATTCTGAACCTGCATACTGATATACAAAATCATCTTCGTCTGCGCCACGAGTTGTTCTAATAACACCACCTGAACCTCTGCCAGTGGCAATTGGATCATATGAATCTTCATGAATCCACATCATTGTTCCTACCATACCCTCGTACCAATCTTGATCCTCATTTACTTCCTGATCATTTATGATAGCGTTTTTGTCAACGTCAAACTTGATTATTGCACAACGTTTCATTAGTTGGTTTGTAATGGTTGCAAAAGCATCATTCAGATCGGAGATAATTCTTTGATCTTGCAGCATCTCTAATTCTTCTCGCAGCGCTTGTAAACTTGATTGATTGCCCTCTTCAGTTGTGGCAAATGTAATAGGGTCTTGTGCTGTTTCAGATGTGCTGGCGGCTGCAGCTTCCAGTGCTTCGGCCCCTGAACGCATTGCAGGATGATGAAAACTGGCTCCTGCTGCGATTCTAGAATTTTCAAAGTGTAATAATCGACCGGGAGTAACAAAGTATCTTGATCTCCATATACCTCTGCCTTCAGTACGAGTATCGCTTGGATCAGCCATGTTATCCAGTTGACTACCATAAGTGGTGCCCCAAGAACTTTGCGTATTCGCATTAAAATTAAATGATACTATGTGTTGTGAACTGGAGCCCTCGCGAGGTGGCGTATGACTAAATGGCAAAGCACTAACATTATAGTCGGCGGCTTGTAATTGTAAAAGAGCGGCTCCAATTTCATTTTGTGCTCGGGCGTTCGCACTTAATGCATCATTTAATTTCTTTTCACTCCAGCGTGTTATAAACATAAAATAGTTATCTGCAATCAATCGCGCGTTCATGTTTGGACTGTCTGGGTCACCGCTATACCATTGTTCCCCCGAATAATCAGTATACATTGTCCAGTCGATCCAGTAGTCATCATGTACTGCATTCGAGTCGCCCAAAACTCGCGAATATGATGATAAATTACCGGCGGCGTCCATAGTTGCTGCTGCTTGGTATAATCGCAAATGCCTATTATTGGCCATCCGGCCGCCGTCTTCAATAGTAAGATTTAAGTTTGAAGTGACGCCGTGGTCACCATGCGGATCACCGGTCACATCCCAACCACCGTCATACCAACTGAGATCCTGGCCGTATGTAACTTGTATTGAAGCATCATCACCTGCAATTTCTTCAAAAAGCTGATCATGAACGTCAACCAGCGTTTGGAAACTAGCAGCTAAATTAACTTGCGCTTGAATCTCAAGCTCAAGGGCCTCTTGGCGTTTTCGAAGATCAATAGAACGAGGAGATTCATAGCCACGGCCGGGATCAGGCTCTAAAATATCCAAGTTGTGGCCATGAAATAGATTTTCAGTTGCTAATTGAAAATTTACTTCTAACTCAACTGCGCCGGCTTCGGTAATTGTAACATCATAACCAGTGATATACATACTGTAACATGCGCGTTGAGTCAAACAAATATCCTGTAGCTCTGCATACCTAGGATCTTGAACGCTAATTGTAGGTCTGTTCCATCCAACAGTTATTACACATTCAGTGGTTGTTGAGTGCGATGGCGACAGAAGCTGTAAAAAGCTTACCCCTCCTGCTCCAGTTGTATATGTATTTACCAAAGCGTCAACAGAATTAAAGTAAAGCATTAATTTCGCGCCAAACATCAAGCCCGTCACACCAGGCATATTACCCTGATCTGTCCATTCGAAAGACATAAGTCCAGCTTGCTTTACATGCCAGTCATTTACGCCAGTTGGTATACCTTGTTCAATGGCTCCAGGGCTTATATCTATTGGTAAATTTATTAATCTTTGGCCGTCGCTCGTTGGAACATCAATTTTAACCAAGGGAACTAACATAGACTGCATTTCAGAACTTAAGTTTACAAACCCACCCTCAACCCTTTGAAACAGGGCATTAATAAACGCAGCGGGCTCGCCAATATTAGAGCCCAACGACGAACAGATGATGCCTGGGTATCCGCTATTATGCATATTGCCTAGATACGAAAAACTAAGATTAAAATTCGGGTCACCATTGGCTCTAAATGCAGCATCTAATTTATCTTGCCAAAACTGAGTGGTTAGCTTGGTATTCTGCATATAAGGAGAGGCGCCGGCAAACCAACGCAAGTTCCTATTCATCCAGTTTTGTACTTGAGCACTGGTTTCGGCGGCATATCTAACTTTACCAAATTCGTTAACAGTGAGTGCCATATATTAATACCTTATATCAGATAAAACAGCGTCTAGCGGCGTCGGGACGTATATTGTTTCTCCCATTGTAACATGAGCTTCGGTTGGTTTATAGTTAAAATGTGCTATAATATGCCAATACCCTGGATCACCATAATATCTTGAAGATAGTTTCCAAAATTTATCGCCTTGCTCCCAGATATGTGCTGTCAATTTGTATTTACCACCTGGGCGTCGAATTTTTGGTGTTGGGTATGCTTCTATTTTAGAAGTGCCTCTTTTGTCCATTTGATCAAAAAACGTGCTATCTGCATCTTCAGAAATAATGTTTTCCGGTCTGTTCATTCTATATCTACTAAAGGCCATTATTTTAATCTCCCACTATAATTAATCACCATTGTTGAGTACGTCTGACTGCGCACTGCTCGCTTGTTCTTGAGCTAATTGACCAGTTCCGGTGGCTGCAGAATTTGCTGCTGGTGTAGCCGTAACATTATAGCCGCTCGCTTCGGTGACAAACGGCCAATTCTCTTCGGCGCCAGGAATCCAAGCCAATTCGCCATCGGAATAACCCCAGCCCACTGTTGTTTTGTGTAAAATAGTCAATTGTGTAGACAAAGTAATCGCTTTTGGAAAAAGTTTTCCGCTGCCAGGATCAAAAAAACCAGCGTCCTCTGTATCCGGCTGATAACTAAGCCCATTGAGGGCACATATTAAATATCCGCCATCGTGATCGCTAATCAAATTGGCAAATTTAACTCTGATTAGAGGGGCAGTGTTCAACAAGCCTCCTGAGTATGATGGGTATAACATTTTTATTAATGCATTTACTCTTTTAAGATTGTCCACGGCTGAATCTTTGCTTTCTGCTATCACGCTCCATCCCAAATCAATCGTCCTGCCAGTTCTTTTAAATGTGGCAATTGGATCCATTCGACCAAACGTATCTTGCATTTCCCACTCGGAGGCAAAATTTTCATTATACTGCGTGATCATTGCTTTGAACCAAACAGTTCTACCAGAATGTAGTGATTGAAACTGTATAATATGTTCACGGTTGTTTGCAAGACCAGCGGTTACAGAACCATCATCAAATGTTGTATAATCAGCCATATTAAATTATATCCTCCTAGATTATATAGGTCATGATAGAAAAAAATGTATCACGACTTGCTGGTGATCATGCCGTCCATAACGCCACCCACCATTCTCGCAATTTCTCTCTGCTTAAACTTCATAACTATAGGTTGACCACCGTTACCGCCGCCATTTGTGTTTGCGGCTGTAGTGGCAGCTGCTGCAGTGCCAGCTTGTGCGCCGGCGGCGACGGCTTGCATTTGAATCTCTTGTCGTAATACTTCTTTTTCTGTCATAATTGAAGACATTCTTTCAATGTTTTCGTTTGTAATAACATTTGATCTTGGAGGCAAAGTCACAAGCTCTGGGCCGGCTTCTCCAACAACATCTGCCCTGCCCTGCCTAGTGCCTTCATAGTTGGTTACACCATCTTCCATAAAGGCACCATATAATACACCTAATCCGCCGGCCGCAGCGGCCCATCCAGCGATGATCCCAGCAGAAGCGACTCCAAGTGTCGAAGCAATCCAAAACGCAGCCATAGCGGCTGCTGCGCCGACTAGAACGGCTACTAAGATTTTAGCACCAACGGACCAATCTTCAATCATGTCACCAATTGCTTTTCCAATCATAAAAGCTGCCACAACTGCACCAATTCCAATAGCGGCGGTTTTAGCTGCAGCACCAATACCCTTAAGCGATAAAGAGTTTCTATTGTTTGATGCAGTATCTATGTCTGTTGCACGGGATTTCATTGTGGTTGTGGTTGTAAATGTTTTGGTTACTCCATCGGATGTTGTTATCGTTGTTGTTCTAGTTCTTTGTGATAAGTTGTTTAGGTCAGTAGCTCCAGTGTTAAGTCCTAACCTTGTTGTCATAGCGGCGATGCCATTGTTGATAGTCCCGATAATTTTCATTGCGGCTATGGCTTTCGATGCAGCAAAAAAAGCCATGGCAGCAAGACCTAGACCTTTAATTAAACCTTTATTTTCTTGAGCGAATTCGGCCACTGTAGTTATAAAATTAGAAAACCCTTCTACGGCGCCATAAAGAGCCCCTTCTGGTGCAAACATGCGCTCCAGTGTATTGAGCAGCTTATTCATTATTGTCACATTTTGTTGGGCGGCGAGTTCTGCATTTTGTTGCGCTGTTGCTGCATCGGTTTGAGCATCTCTATATCTATGCAGGCCAGCAACACCGTTACCAAACATTTCCTGTGCTTCTGCCATGTTAGTAATACCAGCGGCGTTTGCTACAGCCATTTGTTGTTGGCGATTCATAGAGTTCCAATTTAGATCTCCAGCCTCAGTTGCGCGAACCAGCATTTCAATTCGCTCTTCATCGGTGGCCATCATCATGTCCATCATGTTTAAGTTAGAGCCCATCATTGCATTTAATTGACCAACTGCGGTGCCGGCGTCTTCAAATGTATCAAACCTACTAGCAACACCCAACATAGTGTCCATAGACACACCACTTGAAGCTGACATTCGTTGGAGGTCTTCAAAAATTCCAACTGCTTCATCACCAAACATAGCCAATCTTGGAGTGGCTGCAGTAAAATCTGTCATCATTGTTTGTGCTGATTTACCAATTTGAGAGCCCAAATCGGCTAACTGCAGCGCAGAGGATTCAGCCTGCGCTGGTGTTTGACCTAAAGCTAAAACCATCTCTTGAGTCACTTGACCAAAGGTTTGTGTATCAACGCCTAATTTCTGCATGATTAGGCCAGTTCTGACCATGGAGTCCTGTTGGTCGGCGCTTAGTTGGTTAAAGGCAGCATAGCTATTTACTAATCCGCCAATAACCTCACTGGTTTCTCCCATAGAAGCAAACAAATCGCCATTTGCAGAGTAAGTTCTGCCAAGCATTTCATTATATTTATTTCCGGCACCTGTGGCTTGACCCAGTGAAACCTGGGCTTCATCAAATGCAAAAAACATTTTTGTGGTCATTTGTATTGTTTTTTGCATCATGGAGCCCATGACATTAGAAACAGTTATTGTTTCTTTGGCGGCCTGGGCCATTTTCTTTAAGCCGTCTTCAGCTAAAAGCAGTGAGCCAACAAGAGAGTCTTTCCAAGAATCCGATATCCCTGTTAATGCCCCTATTATTTTTTGAGTCTGTTGAACAACATTTTGACCTGCTGCAACCTGTTCCTCTTTAATTCTTAAAAGTTTTTCTTCTTGCTTGATTTGGTCAATGAGCGACACGCCTTGAGCGTTACGCATCTTGGCCGCTTCCATGTCAGTTTTCGCCTGCTCTTTTAACAGTCGAAGTCTTTCACGCTGGCCTTCTAATTCAATACCTTCTATGCTCAAACGAGCTTCTAGAGCTTCGGAGGCATCTTCTGCCATTTGCTCTATTTCTGACATATATTCAAGTTGCTTAGCTGTGCTTGCTTCAGCTTTTGCTAAGGCTGCTGCGTATTCTTCTACAGAACGAAGCACAGGCCCCAAGGCGCTAATCATAGCGTTAAGAGAGATCTCACCATTTTCGAACTGTCTTGCTAGTTCTCTAACTCTTTCGACTTCTTGTTGGGTTGGTGCTTCAATGGACATTTATAAATCTTTCCTCGTTCTGACTTATTTAAAAGGCCATTTAATGCCCGTCTCTCTTTCAAACTTAGATATGGTTGATTTTAACTTTCCTTTGTTTCTAAATGTTCTAGGATCGTCCAAGCCGTATCTTTGATAAGCTTTAATATAGTTTCTTTCGCTGGCTAGTGTATTTTTAAAGGCTTCAATTTCACTCTGTGAACCTCTAATCGATGCTGACACTCTGCCAGTGCCAAACATAGCTCTCATAAGCAATTTGATAGAATCACCAAATTGACGTAAAAAACTTTCATTTACTTGGCCATTTTTGGCCGCTGATAAATCAATAACTATTGGAACTATGTCCTCGTCTAAATTTTGTTTTTCCATGTCTTTGTGATCTTCCTTGTGCTTCTTATCCTTTCTATTCCAATTAGCTGCAACAGAACTGGCTTGATTGATAAAATTAGTAAACTTTACATCTTCACGCTCATTGGATGGTATTTTAGGTGCTTTGCCCACGATAATTCTCCGTATATAAATAGGTAGCAAATATAAAAAAATAAGCCGAATATTATCCGGCTTATTTAATTAGAAATTCTTTTTTGTTCTCGACTTATTTCGTGCCTTTTTAATTGCTTCATTTTCGTCTTCCATATATTTCAACAATCTTTTGACAAACCATGAACGCAATTGTATGGGTAGATTATAAGCTTCTATGAAGCTCCAGCCTCCTTGATGTTTTAAAAAGAAAAATGATTCATAAACATCTTTCATATATTTATCACTCAGGCCAAAAAAATTCTACCCCATAGGGCACCTCCATTTCCTGCTCATGACCGCAACTACGGCACTCAAAATCCTGTTCGTTTTGAACATTTGGAGTACACTGTTGATAAACACGTCTAAAATATCGGGAATCAAAGGCAGGCATATTTTCCACGAAATTATTGATGACGCTCTGGTCGGATTTACCATTAACTGCGCTAATGGCTCTTTTCATCATGTCTGTTAAGCCGGCCTCACCTAAGCCGTGCTTTTTTCTTTTTTGGCCACTTTCAAGTAGATATCGTTCATCGCGTGATGTCATTAATCTACACTTTACTTTTACCTTAGACCTGGGTAATGTAAATTCAAGCGTGCCATCGTCATTTAAAACAACGCCAAGAGCTTCATAATCTGGCTCTGGCTTAAACTCATATAGACTTAGGTCAAAGCTATGTCGAACCGATTGGCCACAAGCAGGGCATTGAACCTTTGCGTTATATTCTGGTCCATATCCACTGATTCTAGATGCCAGTGTTATGGCGTTCTTGTCTCCTAAATATAGATCTGCTATTTTAATCCGCTTATCGACAAAAAGGTTTTGTAAAACCCGATCAATAGCTAGTCCCTTTTTTAGAAGCGCTGGGGAGGTTAACATATCCTCCTCTTTCGCTGTCATAAATTTAATCTCAACAACTTCCTGATCCTTCAAAGGGTGCCCTTCAGGATAAAACCTACCTTTTGTTGGTAACTCGACAAATTCTGTTGGGGTAACAAAATTTAAACTACCAACGGGAGGAGTATCCTCTACTTGAGCGACTGAAGAAGCAGGAGCATCGGCCGGTTCGGGTCTAGAATTACCTCCCGAACGAGACGAATTATTTCTTGCCATTTTTACCTCTTGTTTATATTAATTATATTTTATAGTGACTAAGCACTGTATTCGGTTATTATGCCGATGTAACGAGAGCTTGGCCAACCTCGGAGTCATCAGCGTTAATCACTGCCCAATCATACCTTATTGTAAGCTCGATGTTAATCAAATCATCAGAAGTATAATCAAGTTCTCCAAAATCAACACTCTTAACCCAGGCTCTCTTAAGCACCCACTGCTCAACAATTGTTGTCGAGGTATAAGGTGCTGTGGTTGTATCTCCCGAAATCTGCTTGATAACAACCTCACCCAATGCTGTCGTTGCGGCGAGCTTTGTAATAGTAGTGCCTGCTGCAGCATCGTATGTATCGGGATAACGATATCCCATTTCGCCAGTAAGGCTAGCTCCGCCACCATTTTTTGTGGTGACCCCAAGCATGCTCATAAGTTGATCAGTAGCATCAGGCGTAATTGGATCAACAAGTGTCATGCTAACCTCTTCCCACTCTACTCTACCGGGGTAGTAAAATTTGTGATTTAAAAAAGTGTGTTCTGACTCACCAACCGAAAATCCTGGCTTTCCTACCTTGGAGGCGTACCAAGCTGCGTTATCTAATCCAGGCACCTCTACAATAAATCTATATGACCTTTTTGGTTCTACCGAAGGGGATCCCCAGAAGGATGTTGCGCTGTCTGCCATGTTAATTGTTCTCCTTATGAACGTTAGCGTTCTTCTTGCTTATAACTTAAATAGTGTATATTTTAGTTTTATCCTAAATATTAATCGTCAAATGCAGCACCGGTATTAGTAATCATAAAGTCGATTGCAATAAACTCAATTGCACGAGCCGGCTTCAAGAATATTTTAGCATACATAATATTTCGGTCTACAAGATCTGGGGTTGTAGTTGTAGTATCAAGTATAACCTTGAAGTCTGTTAGCCCCAATCCAGCCTTGACTTCCTCTAAGAAAGGCACTGCCTTGCTCTTGAAACGAGTCCACGTAGCCGACACATTTTGGTCGAATAAGATTTCGTTTGCAATGACAGAGATTTCTTTCTTAATGAAAATCATCAGACGGCGAACATTAATTCTATCCAAGGCAGACGGGGTGAGCTGAAGGGTCTTTTGACCGAACACCACAATTCCTTCTGATGGGAAAGATGCAATTGGGTTGACATTAGCTTCATATAGCTGATCTCTTTGCTTAGAAGTCAATCTTTCGCGAACCCCAGTAATTGCTACGCCTGCGGCGCCGCCTCCTAATCCACCGCGTTGGAAGCCCGCAGGGGCGAACCAAACCGCACTCTTGTTTTCAGAGCTAGCAAAGGTTCCTAGTGCAACAATAGAGGGCGGAATATATAGTAATCTACTGCTGTTACTATCGCGCATCTGAACCCAAGGGTAGTATGCACAACCGTAGCTGGTGCTAAGTTGTCTGTTATTAAGATTACTGATTGTTGTAGTGACATTGCCAATTCTTGCAGCATCGGATTCGGTGCTTTCAGTGAATGGCTTATAGGCGCCCTTGAGGTCAATAATTGCCAATGCATCAGCACGATCCTCACAGGCACTAATCAATTTACCAGTAATTGTTTCGTTTGTAATTCCAGGCATGACCATCAAGTTACACTCAACTACTTCAGGATCTGCAACAGCTTGGATTGCTCTTTCCATAGTGTGGAATGCATACTGGTCCAGTCTGCTTTCTGAAGAATCAAACTGCGAGTTTCTAAACGGCTCAGATTCTCTAATATTAAGGCCATCGTAACCTCCATAGAATGGAGCAGTGAACCTATCGAAGCCCTTGTCAAGAACCTGCTTGTATGTACCACTCATAGCGGTTGCAGAGTGCAAATCAACAGACTTGGCAGTATCATCATTAGAGTTAACCTGTCTAGAACCAGATGTGTAATATCCTTGGCCGCTTCCTGAGACGCGAACATCATCTAAGGTGAAGAAGCAAGAAATTTCAACACCTCCGCCGGCAACTGCTCCTGCAGATGTTGGGTTTTGAGTTTCGCCTGCTGGCTTGGCGCGAAGCACGTCAATATTGCTTTCATCGAAGATTGTTACTGTAGCGCCGGCTCGGGTGGAATCGTATCCAAAATATTCATCAGTTGTGGAAGCAGTTGCTCTCAACGCGATTGTTGGGAAAATAACCGATCCTGTGAATGGGCAAGAGCCGGATTTATGGGCGACTGCTCCTCCGGCACCTCCATGGCCAACATTAATAAACACATCCTTGCCGGAAATTCCAGGGATACCAAATGTAACACTACCTGCGCCAGCTTGGTTAGGATCTGCCAAAGAACGGGGGATATCATCGTTTCCGCGAGCATAAACTTTTGGATTGTGAGATGCATCTGTTAGCGAAGTTTCGTCAAGGGTCGTAGCTCCAAACTTATGAACAGATCTAGAACCACTAAACACTGAGAATCCAACCTCTCTTAATGGCCCAAAGAAGCCAAATGGTAGATATTCTGCATCGGTGATACCAGCGTGAACATCTTCATCCATTTCAACACGTATGTAGCGCGAAAGGTTTTCATATTCACCATGGTAGATATACCTAAGTTCGGTTGCGTTCCACTCTTGGTAAGCATTACCAATTCTTCTTGCAATATAATTAGCTGAATTGGGATCTAAGCTTAACGAGGTGTATCTTTCAACAATCTGTGTAGCGCCATCATGGTCATCTTGTCTTCTCAAAACAACCGAGAATGTACCGTAATCAGTCTGCGAGTTCTTAGAGTATGTAATATCCTCAATAGAAACTTTAAGGTTGTTTTGAATCCATTCTCCATAATTTAGACCCACAAGCTTGAATAATTTTTGCTGATCTTGCGGTTGGAAGGAACCACTGTTTGTTGTAATATCTTGCGAGAAGAACCAACCGGTTTCAGCATCTCTAAATGCCATACGCATATCACTCTTATGTAGAACAGTGGAGCTACCACTCATAATACCAAGAATCGCACCATGGTTTTTAGATGTTCCAGAACCAGAGACATATGTAGCCAAGTGTCTTTCATAGGTTTCACCAAGCCAGTAAGTTTCTTTATTTTGAGTCTGGGTAATTGTACCGTTTGTCATCTGGGGGTTTGTGTTAAACTTTTTACGAATATAAAGATCAGACGACCGGTCGAAGTTGAACGTGGTATCCTTTACAACAGTGCTCTGACCGTCGCGAATGATTGCGCGGAACTCTTGCGAAGCTCCAACCGATTCGAAAAGAGCACATGTTCCAGAACTGAAGGTACCTACACTAGTATGAGTGACACCGGTACCGGAATATGATCCCTCGCCGTCAACATCGCCGCGTGGGCGACCAACAAGCTCAATAGAACCAGTTGTCAAATACCAAACTGCTGCCAAAGCACCGGTAAGGGGTGCTGCTAATGGGTGTGAGCCAGTTGGATTGGCGACACCGGCACCTTGAGAGCCCGAGTCCCAAATAAATAGTCCATAGGCGCCACCGTTTGTTCCTTGAATCGCTGTAATCGTCAAATCTGTGTCCCACCCGGCGCGACCAGCAGCGGTTTTATCGGGGTGCTCAACGCCCATAAGTCGGACGATTGTTGCAGGTCCGACACCGGCCTTCAACCAAGCCTCTGCGGCAAAAGCAGCATATGTTGGTCCGATTCGGTTTCCATCACGCCAAACATCGCCTCCTTGGCGGCCAGCAATTGGGTATCCAAAAGTCTCAACCAATTCTGACAACGAATCCACGATAACAGGGCGCATGCCTGGACCTTTCTCAAATCTACCAATAATAACTGGTCCTTGTGCGTTTGCTTGTGTTGGAAGTGCTGAGTTGTCGATCTCGTTAAGGAATACTCCCGGCGAAACAAAACGGAATTTTTTAGATGACATTATAAACGTTCTCCTTAGTCTAATTTAAATTATTCACTTTACGAGCATAAAGCCATAATATTTATTCGTTAGTAAATAGTTCAACAAAAACCAAAAATCCAAAATTAACTGCGTTACTCTCTATAAAAAGCGTCCAAGGCTGTATCGGCTAAATCGTGTTCGTCTCCGACTATTACCCTTTCTCTCGTAATGCGAAATTCTACAGCATTTTCGCGAACTACAATCTTTGGTCTTTCTTCATTTTTGTCAGCGCTGTAAATATACCCTAATACTTTTATTGGAATCGTGACTTTGTAAGATCTTGCATCTTCATCAAGCGAGGTTACATTATCATCAAATGAAAACATTTCATCTATAAATGCCTCGTACAAATGGCCATCTTTTTTAAGAGTAAAATAGTTGATTCCTCCAGTTTTAGTAACAAACGGAGTGAATAGCTCATTCATTTGCTGTTGGTATTCGGTTTCAATAGTAATTTCATAAGAAATATCGAGATATACCGGCATGGGTATGCTAACCGTTTCATAGACAACCTTATCATTTTTCCTGGGGAAGTTAAGTTGTCCTCTTTTTCTTTTTGCTTGCGCATTTGCAAATTTCTTTGTGACCTTTTGGCCTATTCTTCTTCCAATAGTAATTGACCCACCCTTGGCATCATACCCAGGTGGTATATTAGCGTATAAGCCACCCTTTCTAGATAAGCTTTTTTCTATGCCTGTTCTACCAATGGTGATCAATGGCAATTTTAATGTGCCTTTTGAGTCTCTTATGTCTTTATCGTTTTTAATTTGAAACGAGCGTTCGGCCGAAACCCATATGATAGGTGTTTTTTTCCAACCTTTGTTTGTAGAGGCAAAAAGGTTTAAACGGTCATTAAGATATTCATACATAGCAGTATCAATAGTCTCAATTGTTGAAGGCATCAATTCTATTTCTTTAAGAGGCATCAAACAAACCCTCTCTAGCTCTCTTGCAAGTTGCAGATATTTCCATCATGTGGTCTGGTTGTCCAAAAATCATTGTAGGTTCCTCTAAAGTTACTATTTCATAATAACTATCTCCAAAAGCCACAAAGTCACCTTCTCGGACAAATAAATCCTGATCTTCGGTTAGGCGCCTTTTATGAAAATGCACAACAATTGAAAATTCTTTATCAAGACCTATGTTTTCGCTGTATACGGTTGACAGCCCTTGATCCATTTCAACCAATGCATGAATTTTGACGGGTGGTAAAAAAGTTTTATTAATAGCCTCGCCATAAATTGGGTGATATTTGGTATTAAACACGTCTAATGCATAATATAAAATTTGCTGGCCAATGACACGCTCAATAAGCTCATCGTTTACCTGTTTAATAAGATCTCTTTCTTTTTTCCCAGTAAAAAGAGGTGGTGGCGGTGTTGCTGGCTGGGACCATTTGTTACTATCGTCTTGCGACATATCTCAAGTCCTCCATTACCCAACAAAAACCGGTAATGCCACCTTGGATTGAGCTTTATTAGCGCTTTCCAGCATGTCCGACTCGGTTTGTGCTAGTTTAGCGTATGTTGTTTCTTCTAAGATAAGTTTTAATTCTTCTCTTAATTTATCTTGTTCCTCTCGACCTTCAGAAATTAATGCATCACCATTTAAATCAATACTTTCGCCAGGAATTGGAATAGAACCAAATTTACTTCGAACTTGGCCAAGCGTTTCTTTACACAACGCTAGCGCAAATCGACGGATCCACTGTTTACCAATAGAGTTTATATTTGCGTATGGAATATTTCCAAAAGGAACTGTGTTAAGGTTATTAATTCCATTGACACCAACTTGGCTGGTGCCTGTTTCCTCCCATGCATCCTCGTGGACCGTAAATGTTATATACATTCTGTCTGGTGAAGGACTTTTTGGAATTGGAAATACCCTAATTCTGTTATCATGTATTTCATAAGAATAATGAGAAACTCTAGTGTAAATATTGTCTTCAAAAGTCATTGCTTGAAGTTTATTATGAAAAGATGGAATAAGTTGGAAACTTGAATCATCTGCATACATACCATAATTAGAAAGGTTGCCCACTGTGTTCAATCCGCCGTAATATCCAAAGAATCTCCACATGGCATGGGGCGACTTATAATAAACCTTTTTAATAGTAATTTTCTTATCGCCAATTTTATTATAAAAATCACTGTCACTATCAGCAGAGGCTGTTTTCATCAAGGCTTGTAGGTCGTAATCTTGTTTATCTGATATAAGCTCAAATGAACCTGAATATTCTCTTTGATCACCACCCGCATTCGACGCTACTGCGGCTCCTTGGCTGATTCTTTGTCCATACTCAAAACGAAACCTGGGGTATTTAAGCTCCACACGTTGACCGTCAGGGTTCGTTCCCAAGCTGGACGACAAAGCACCACCAGATACAAGTTCGCCTTTGTGATCAAATGTACCGGTTGTGTTACCAAGTACATTTGGAAGTATATTCTTTGCTTGGTGCAAATTAACTATGTAAGAATACTCTAAAACAGCCTCTTCATAAGCTGCGTAAACATTGTCTGCTGTTAACTCAAGATCTAGCGTATCGCCGCCAAGCTTTCTATAGACATAATTAACTTGTAACGCTGCGCCATTTAAAAAATCATCAACATGTACATAAACACCATATGGGACAGCATCAGAAACATCGCCTGATGTACCCGTAGCTGGTAATATGGTCGCACTAGTCTGACTAACCGGTGTTAATGTGGGTGGTGCTGGCATATGCTAATCCTCCTAAACGTAAATAGTTTCGCAAACTGGAATGTTGCTTATTATTTAGTAGTTGAGGTTTTACTTTTTGTAGCCGGCGCCTTCTTTTTTCTATTAGATGCGCGTTTGGGAGTCTTGGTTGTTGTTTTTTTCGTTGTCGTTTTTTTTGGAGTTGGTGGAGTAACTTTTTCAGTTGCTGCTTCAACCGGTGGTGCTATTGAAGCAGTAATCGCTTCTAATCTCTCCGATAAGTCTTTATTTTGCGTTAATGCTTGTTTTAAAGAACTGTTTTTGCTATCGAATTTTGTAGTGTTTTTAACTCTTCTTTTTCTACCCATGATTTTCTCCTATCACATATAGTAACTAGTTTGCACATAAACAAAAACCCCCAACCATTTGGAAGGGGGTTTGAAAGATAACAAAATAAATATTTATTAATATTAAGTTATTAAATACCAGTTGCCGAAGTGGAAGCTGCATCTGGGGCAGGAGTTCCAGTAGTAACGAGAGCGTGGCCTTCTACAAACACTGTGTTTGCGCCATAATATGTAAACGTGTAAACCGAACCTGCGGCTCCACCACCACCTGTGGCATCGTTTGCATCAATAGCAATAACCTTTGCGTTGTTTGTAATTGCAAAGCTAATGTTTTCATCTCCTGCTGCAGCGTCGAGGGCGCCCACAGTAAGGTTACCTTTTAATACCGTAGAACCACCATTTGCAAATCCTAGCTTTCTAGCTGAATTGCTTGCTCCTGCAGCATAAATAACCTTAATAACCATACCTGTGTTAGCAACTGTGGCTTGAGGCAGTGTGACATCTCCGTCGATTGTACCTGTATAAATAACAGTTAAATCACTGTCTGTGGCTGTTAAATCATGCGCTGTAGTGGCGGAACGAACTGTAACATTAGATTTTCTAACGTTTTTAAACGCGGCATCGCCTCCACCCCAATCAATCTCTCTCTTAAGATTTTCTAATAATTTTTCAACTCTTGCGAGTCCTATTCTCTTTGTTCCCATAGTTAAAAACCCTCCCTTGGCTTTTCGCCATTTATAATCATGTCCTTTGTGTTAATTTATTTTAACACGAAGGGGTAGCTCTAAGTCTACCCGATAACTTTGGATTGAACCTTTTCGATTCACATATAAATAGTATAACAAATAAGAAAGCCCCCGACTAATGTCGGGGGCTTAGCTTTTAGTTTGAAACCTTAGTTATCAGGTTCCACCGGGCTCACCAAGGAGGCCGCGTACAATGACAAGACCGTACATATCTGGACGGACCATCTTCTTGCCGTAGCGAGTCATAACACCCTTACGTGGCACGAAGTCTTCCGTTCCAAAAATGGTCGGAGTCATCTGGAGTGGTACATAAGGCGCGTAAACATAGCCGCTTTCTAAGAAGCTGCTTCCCTTACGTCCAACGAGGACAACGTTTCTTGGGAAATAGGGGTCAACATAAACATCCCACTTCTTAGAAATCGATCCTGCGTTAACAGCACCAACCGTTCCTCTGTCAGCATCTGCTGTAACAGAAGCGCGGAATCCACTTGTAAACTCAAGGACGTTAGCAACTTCGGGTCCACAGACAACGAAGTTAGCTCCACCACGGAGAGTCTTTCTATGGATCTGGGCCGAGACATCATTCATCGTTTCGACAAGAGTCTCATACCACTCAGACACTGTACCGGTGAAATCAGGCGCAGCAGACTGGGCTCCAATTTCCTTACCAGTGTCACGGCGCAGGAACATACCTGGCGAACGCGACCAGTAGAATGTACCGGCAGAAGCACCACGAATAAGATCGTTCATAATCTCACGATCAATTTCAAGGGCAATCTGCTCAGACAGAATACCGGTAAGCTCGACCTCGGCATCCAAGTTGTGATAGGCATTAAGATCCTGTCCTAACTCGGGTGTCCACTTAGCCTTAAGCTTCTTGGTAACAGCGGTGATAGCCACGGAGTCAACCTTGATGTCGATCTCGGGGATATCTTCGTTGTTTTCCAACTGCCATGCGCTAGCACCGACCACAGCACCAAGGGCACGATCTCCAACATTGTCGAAGTTGTCCTTAAGGGGCCAAGAGATCTGAAGGCCATCGCCGTCATCACCAACCTCAAAAGTTTGGATTTCGTCTTCCAACTGACCCATGGTTGTAGAACCAACGGCCTCAAAGACGACGATAATGCTACTGGCATAAGCTGTTGTAGCACTGGCTGCGATACCAGCGTTAGCTGGATCAAGGGCCTGCTCACCAAGCGGTGCAGTTGTAGCGTTAGCACCATGAAGTCTAGTAAGACGGCGCACAAGGCGACCCTTAGTAGAATCAAGGTGACCATCGTCACTGCCATAGTTCGAAGACGAAGCTTGCAACGCAATAAGGTTTAACTTATTAAGGTTGCTCAAGTCGGCAGAACCAGAATCAGAACCAGAAATAACACCAACAACAACAGCCGAACCACTAAGGTCTGGGTCGTAACGAACAAGGGACTCAAGAGTATGATCGGTACCACCAAGCTTGGCAATACTATTGAATGTATTTTCGGATCCTGTTCCACCCTGAACAGTACCAGAAGCAATGATTAGAATGTGATGAGCAGTAGAGCCGGTTGGGGAACTAAAGCCGTTTGCAAGGCTGTAGAAGCTGTCTTCAGCACTATCACCGGTAAGCACAACACCACCAGTAACCTGCTGACCAACAACACCACCACCAAATAGCGACTCATCGGCCTCCATACCAGCGCGGTCACGGTAATAAGCCGCATGCGCATCGGGGCTGAACCTAAAGTCTAAGAAAAAGATTAGACCGGAAGGAAGGCTCATGGGTTGGACGCTAACTAACTCGTTAGCAATAAGTCCACCGAATACACGGCGAACGATTGGAAAAGCTACAGAGGCGAAACCTTCTACATCGCCAGCAGCCATCGAGGATGTCTCACGAAGAAGCTCTTTTGCTTGGTTCTCAAGCAAACGCGCCATCGTGGATCTTGTGTGATCTGAATCAATTCCCTCTAAAAGTCCGGTTCTTTCCCACTTGTCAAGCAGTGCAGCACCTTCTCTAGCAAGGTCACGATTCACGATACCCTCTGATAATTTTTGTATAACAGACATCGTTTTTTATCTCCTTTTATTTGATTCCTGCAAGACGTTTCCACCTATTTTTGGTGAAATCGTCAGTTGAATTATTGTTTCTAGAATTTCTTCTAGGTAACATTGTTGAAGATCCTCTCCTCACCGCTTCGCTCAATGATTTTGGATTTTTATTCCTTACGGTTTTTTCTCCCATTGTGCTTTGAAGGGTTTCGTAAATGACCTTCGCTTCTTCTACAGAATCCGCGTTCTCGATTGCATCAACAATTTTATTTATTTGTCGCTCATTCAAGGAGGTGCTTGTTAAAACACGGTTCGTATAAAGTAATTTAGCATTTGAAAGGTTAACCTCTTCAAGTTTGTTTTTCAAATATGCCAAAGCTTCTTTTAAATCTTTAATTTGTGTATTCTTTTGTTTTGTAGTGGAACGAAGTTTTCTTAATGATTCCTCAAGTTCCTTTTTTTCTTCATCCTCTTCATCGGATGTATCAGCTTCAAGAGCCAAGGCTACATCGTGTGCCTCTTCTTTTTGATATTCCGGTGTGTACTGAGATGCGGCATGGCCATTACCAGCAGGCACCACATCCATGTCAACAGTAACCTTTTCAACTAATGCTCTTATAATAGATTCGTCAATTTCCAAATCACCTTCAACTAAGTCTTCTAATGCTAAAGTGTCAAGCTCGTACTGCTCTTCTAACGCAGGCATATCAGCAGCAAGGTCTTCTTGAGACTCCATGCCAGCTTCTTCACCCGCCATATCCTGTACTAATTGATCGAAATCGATTTCAACAACGTCTTCATCATCAGGGCAAGGACAAAGTTTCTCACCTGCTGCATCAGCACGAGGGATATCTGGCACAGCGGCTGGGTCGGCATCAGCACCACCCATTTCATCGCCCATACCCATATCCATCGGGTCTTCTTCTTGTTCTAATAAACTAGCAACAGCTTTTTTAATTTCTGGTGCATACTTTTCTACTATTGCCTGTTCTGCGTTTTTTATCGCAGCTTCTTTGAGCGCCGAAGCGTCAATAATTGCCTGTTCTAACATTGATGACATCAAAAAACTCCTACCGGTAAAAACAAAGATTTCACGTCAGTATTAAATAGTGTATAGAATGGTTAAATGCCAAATTAAATCTTTGCGCTATCTCATGCCAGCGCCGATAACATTACTAGATACATTCCAAAGCGTATCAGTGGGGTTACCAGTGATAGCTCTCAAAGTAAAATTGATACCATCCGTGCTCGTTGCAATTTTTCCGTTAGCGCCCACTATTACAACTGTATAGTGATCGGTTGCAATACCATAAATCGTATTGGTGGCCCAATTATCGCCAAGACCGTCGCCGGCCCAGTTTGTGCTCCAGCTTGCGCCATCAGAACTATAAGACATTCTGCCACTTTGTCCCACCATGATCCACTTATTAATTGAACCTCCTGCGTATACTACACCATATGGCTTCCAGTTACCCGCAAACACACCAGTAGCAACTTCTGTCCAGTTAGAACCATCATCATCACTATAGTAAACATTATCTGAATCTAAACCTGCAACCCATCGGTTGTTGCCGTCGTATGCTAGGCACATTATATCTTTGCCCGCTTCTATTGTACCCAATAACGTCCAGTTGAGGCCATTATCAGTAGATTTCCAAATGTCGGGACCGAAGGTAACAAGCCAAATATTACCTGATTTATAGTTCATGGTTTTCATACCTTCGTTACCGGTATTATTAACGTCTATTTTGGTCCAGTTGGCGCCGCCATCAGTTGAACGATGAGGGCCATCATAATAAGTCGTGCCTCCTCGACTAAAGGCGCCGGTTGTACCACCAAGGATCCAAACTTCATTTCCATAAGCCATGCTAACACCTTGCTCAACAGATTTATGGTTTGGTGAAATGTCAACCTGTGTCCAGTTGTTAGCATCGGTCATATCGGCGCTATCATTAATAAACGCAATCTCATTGGTATTATTAGAGGCAAAGACCACCCAACGTTTGTTTCCGCTAGAGTCTTTTCCAATTGCCAAGTCTTTGTATGAATTACCCCCAAGGTCAACTAACTGAGCCCAGTTAGAAGAAGCATCAGCGGTAGTTGTAGAAAAAAGCTTTCCGTTATTAGCGCCAACTAACCACTTTGAGGAAACTTCAGTGCCGAATTCGCAGTGCGCATTCCATTCGTCTATGCTGCCTTTGCTGATACCATTGACTTCATCAATATCAGAAAGTTCAACACCATTAAATTCATCAACTGTAGCGGGCATATATTCAACTCCTATGAAAATTCAATAAAGTCTGTGCTTGGGTTAAAGTAAACAACATTTGCTGTTGAGGTGCAATAGCCTAATACTCGCAAAATTTCGCCACTGCCAGATGGTGCATGCATTTGCAAGTAGGCACCTGCTGTACCCATATAGACAGGGGAACCTGATTTGAATGTTCCACTAAGATACGAGGTGACATCGAAGAATCCACGAATTAATAAACCATTGTTAGTAGGACTAGAGCCCATTGCAATTCCCAAAAGTTGACCGGAACCTGATGTGTCAGTAGCGGCTCTTGTCTCTGTCCAAGTTGTTGAGCCAGAAGGCATGAAATACAACTTGCCAGCGGTCAGTGTGCCTCCGCCGTCGCGAAGAATATCACCGGCGCCTTCGTCATTGCTATACCCAGAGACTGCTGGGTGGTTGAATGTTAAACCAGATGTAGAGTCAACTTGAATATTTGCACCCATGGCATTGTTTCCAAGAATTAACTCAACTTCGTCTTCATTTTGGCCATCAGCAAAAATTGCTGCGTTAACCATTTCTCCATCATGCGTAGCAACTTGTAATATTAACTTACCACCCTCTT